GGTCCTGAAGCTCAAACAGACCAGGCTCAACTGAGCGTGAGCCATCAGGCCACTGGGCAGGCTCAGGAAGCATCAGGAACCCAGCATCTTTGTAATACTCACGTTGTTGCAGGCCTGACCCCTTCTCAGTCTGCAAGCCATCCTGAGGCCATGCCGTTGGTACTTTGTTGGCCCATGACTTGGTTGCGCCCCATGCTTCAGCCGGGGATGTTTTGCTCGCTTTCCACGCTTTCGTGACGTAGAAGGTTTCGCTATCCATGTCTATAGCCAGTTGCACGCGGCTTTGCGGGTGATCCCAGCCAAAGTCCATGCCATCGATTACCATGTAATGCTTAGGGATGGGGAAAGGCTCGCAGGTAATGGCATCCTCACTGAAATCGAATATGCGTCCATGTCCGAGCATAGGTATCCCCTTGGTTCGCATATCTCTCTGGTGAGGCGGGAATGACTCAAGCAGGCTTTTCTTTGTTTCTTCGGTCAGGTGCGGCGCATCATCCCATCCCACATTCATGCAGAACTGGGATTCTGCCGGCGAGTCGAGAAGCTTAATGACCAGCTCGGTGCGACCGTTCTCAGGTGTAAATGTCAGAATGCCTCGGCCGCCATTACCTCTGTCGCCTGTGGCAGTACGTGTAAGCACCTGGGGATAAATCGTCGGGTCTTCTGGCTCCTCATCGATATGAAACCAGTCGATGTCATCACCCATCAGCGCATGCTGCCCTTGGGTGTAAGACCAGAATTGCACCTTGCTGAGCTCGCCGCTGCTGTGCATGATATAAGCCGATCGGACGGCGTTTGGCGT